ATCACGGATATACTGCACAATAGTAGCGTGCGGGCACCCCGGTACAGACGCTTGTACACGCGGAACAAGAGAAGCGAAAGAACGCTCAGCCATTAAACTACCTCTTTAGGATTAAGCCCAGCAGAGGGCGTGTCAGTAACGACACGAGACTGAAGACTAATCCCCAACCCCTGCATAAACGCATCATGGAACAACTTAGCCCGCCCCGAATGCACATGCTCGTTATCAATGGATTCCGCCAAAAATACAGTCCCATCCACAACAACAGGAAAATAAGCATTAGGCAGATTTATAATTTCAGCGTTTAACGTGTAATTAGGCGGCATTTGTACATATTCTCCAACAAGCACCACCCCTGCTACAGGGCGCGGGTACACAAAAAATTTATTAGGATTGTGCACATGGCGCATGAAGTTAATTGGTTGCCCTGCTTCTTCGTTTTGCCAATTCGGCACAGTACAATCCAGTATCTGTCGGTTTACTTCAGTAATAGCGTTGCCGCCCTTAACTTGAAATATGTTGATAAGCCGAACAGAATCAGCAGGGCAACTCTGCAACACAGTCCCAGCCGTAGTATCGAAATCTGCTACTACGGCAAATAAATCGGGACGAAGCATCACCATCCGCTTAAGCGCCTGGTTGACAAAACCCAACAGCATCGTATCACTATAACGATACGGTGCTTTGGTGTCTTGGATTAACCACCGAACTTCAGTAATAACTTCACTTGGCTTCATCGAGGCAGCCTTCGCGTAGCTTCCTCAGCTAGTTCAGGAGAAGTATGTGGTGGAGGCTCAGGAATATCAGCAGTAGCCAAATTCAATGTGCTCTTCTTGCGAGTCCCCTTAGCTTTTTGAAACGCCTCAACACGCTCTTTAGCATGCGCAGGAACAAACCGCTCCGGAAACGCAACTTCTTCGGAGACCACTTCACAGCCAGGATTCTTCGCCAAAATCTCGTTGTACTCATAAATAAAACCGTCTCTCTTTACGCGAATATACATCGTGCCCATATATCACCCATTCAAAAAACGGGGGCCGAAGCCCCCGTCTTGTTTACACATTGATGTTGACTAACTCCGCCACAACACGAACCACGGCAGTGCTAGGAACAGCCGTACCAATCGTAATGTCGATAGTATCGTCAACAGTGTACACCTTGCCACCGCTTAGTGCCGGAGAAAAAGCCCCACCAGAAAGAGTAGGCACGCCACCAAAAACACCAGTAGATGCCACAGACTGCGCAGCCAGATAACCGGATGGGGCAGCACCGTCACCGATAGCAATCGTACCAGATGTAGCAGTAGCGACAACCACCAAAGCCACATTGCGCACAATAGTACCGGCTGGAACAGATAAGACTTCAAGTACGTCATTAGCGGCCAAAGCAGGTGCACCAGCAGCGGCACGCGCGGCGATAATCTTAGGGAAATCAAGCGTAACACTTACAACGCTTGAACAATGAACACCACTCGCAGGAATAGCAGCAGAGCCTTTATTGAAACCCAACGAATCAGTATACGTAGCCATTTCAAGTTCCTTTCAATTATAAAATAGAAAAGAGGGGGGCCGAAGCCCCCCCATTCATTAAGCTAGAGTAACCACAGCAGTAGCCAGCGCGTCGCCTTTAATAACCTTATAACCGTAGACTTGCAGTCCCCGGATAATATTACCAAAGGTAGTTTCGCTGCGAATGGTCTCCATATTCGTCATCTGCGAGGCAAACGTCAATCCCATCTTATGCCCAGCAATGACGCTGTACTTGGTAGATGAACCAGAACCAGAACGATGCAAATTGTGGCTCACATACACCGTGAAACGATCAATCATACCAAGCCGCCCATTACGCAAGACAGAAACATTATCCCCAGTCAACGCAGCATCCTTTAGTTCAGACTTCTTGATCAAACCAGCCATCTTAGCCGGAATGACCACGAACCGATCCTTCTCAGGGACATTGGCTTCATCCAGTACGGTACCCAGATCAACCAACAGATCAACGACAGCCACAGTACCTGAAACCCCGTCTTTCGTCACGGTCAATGGAGCAGCAGTAGTGCCAAGGTTAAATGACGCGGAGATACGACCCGCAGTAGCACCCTTATTAAAAGAAGCCACGTCAGGCAATATATCCGTCAATATGCGGGAATCAATCTTAATCTTCATCCGCTCCGAAGCATCTTTGGACCAAGTATCCATCAAATTAATGTCGGATTGGATTTTATCCACATCATCCTCGACACAAGCGAAGTACTCACCTTTGTCAATTACAAGCTGAATTTTAGGCTTCTCCGGATTTTCCACGGTCAGGGTCTGCCCCTTCACGTAATCCCGGATAGTGATCTCCGGCGTAGTACGGATATTCACAGTATCGCCAAACTGACGAATTTCACCTTCATAGTCAGTATTCGAGATCGCTGCGAGCACAGTAGCATCGTAGAAATTCTCGATTAGCTTACCAGCCCAAATTTCAGGAATGAAGTTGCCGCTATAGTTCGGGCGGCCAGACGCAACAGGAAAAGGCATGATATAACTCCTCTAATCAAGTGTTGAACTGAATGCGATTCTCTCGCTGAGCAGCGAAGATATCGCGTTCAATACGATCGCGCTCCTGTTCCCGGCCTTTATACTTTCCAGCACGGACATCATTAAAAAATTTAGCAATATCCGCTGGAGTATATATCTTAGCCTTGTTTGCAGTAGCAGGAACCCCGGACCCTTTCGAACGCCCAGGAGCAATCTGCTTCATCAACTCAGAACTAGCAGTGCGACCAGTGGATTGAGCAACAGTAGCTTGTCCAGTAGTCTCAAGCCAAGCGCGGAAGATATTGATTACACGACGTGCATCAAGATTACGCTGCGCGTCATCAAGGTAGGTCTGGCGAGTAATACCAGTCAGCGGGTCAGCCTCCATTAGCCAAGCTTGAAATGCCTCATTATCGTTAATCTCACGAAAATTCGGCACTGCTTCGGCTAGGTCAGCCCAGAACTGTTGCGTAGCATTCATATGCTGGCGCTGTGCAATACTTTGCACTTGCGGCACAACACTGGTCTGCATTTGCCGCAACACCGACTCAAGCTGTGCAACTTGCTGCGCCAACGGCACCAACTCTTCACGAGATACCCTACGCATCACATCCAACGATTCGCCATACTCCTCAACATCTTTGTCAGTAACGAGTTTATTAGCAACAGGCTGTTGGGAAATGGCGGACGCAGATTGCTGCGTGGACAACATCGCAAGCAACTGTTCCAACTGCTGTACACGCTGAGCCAACTCACGATTCTGCTGATGCAAACGTGGGACTTCAGCGTTATACATACCTTGCAACGTCCGATACTTCTGGACGAGAGTTTCTTCCGACACATTGTCACCACCCGGCTTATGCTCACTCGCAGGTGGCGGAGCAGCATTATTCGCCGCAGAATTCTCGTCGGCAGCGTTCGGATTGTCGGCATTCTCAACACGAGTATCGGTACCATCGGCAGGAGCAGCATCCGTGCCTGTGTCCTCATCCGCGTTAAGCTGCTTATACAACTCTTGAACCGCCTCGGTCTGCTTACGAATTTGCTCTGGAAGTGCCATGTTGAACGCTCCTATCGGTATGCGTGATTAGACGGCGAGTTACATCATAACTTTGCCGCTACAGCAGGGGCTTCTTTAGCGAACTCAATGAGTTCAGTCAACATCTGGCAGCGCCCCTGAAAAACTGCCGGATTCTCTACTGCGTATGGAAGCCGCTTCATCTCGTGCGCAAGCACGCCCTCCATCCAAGCCAAAAGCTCTGGATATTGTCGGACAGCTTGCGCTAACCCTTTGATGATCTGCGGCTCGGGTTTAATCATACAATTCCTTTAACCGTATTAGCTTCTTGTCCACCTTTGGGCGTACCATCAGAGTATGTAGGCGTGCCCTGTGAAGCTTGCATCTGTGATTGCGCTTGCGACTGCGCTTGTGTAGCAAGCGCCATCGCTCTAGCCTGCATACGATCTTGATAGTTAGCCTTATCCCGAGATGGAATAATGTCCTCCACAGGCATTTGCAACCCTTTCGCCACCTCCCGCAGGATAGTAGCGCGTCCCTCTTTCCCAAGAATTTCAAAATCAATGGGATTGGCAGTTGCGTTAAGGAATTCAATACGACGGACATTGACAGTTTCCTTAATCGCAAGATTGACCGCGCCTCTAGCAACGACCTGAACATCCCCTTTAATGGTCTCGTCTTCGTCGTAGC